GTATGGTGGAGAGAACACAGCTAATATCATTCTTTTATTAGGAGATGGTGTAAGTAAATCAGCAGTAGCAATTGATAAAGAAATTATCGCAGCAGCTACATTAATTCAAATTTTAAATATTATATAATGGCAAACATTTTAGGAGCAGGTGGACAACCAATCGGAGGACAAGAAGAAAAACCAATTCCATTAGAAAAAACTGAAGCAATCGGATGTAAAAAATGCGGTGGTGAGATTTTCGTACAAGGTTTTGGATTTCGTAAGATTTCAAAGTTATTAACTGGTAAACCAAAAGATGAAGTATTGCCAGTAGAATTATTCCTTTGTGGAGATTGTGGTGAAGTACTTAATGAATTATTGCCTCCGGGTTTAAAAGTAGAAGACTAATGGCAAAAGGATTATTTGACCACATCAATGCAATTACAAAAGACCAGGACCCAAAGTATTGGGATAAGTTGGATGATGCTGATAAAAAGACTTGGAGTAATTGGTTAATTATCCGTTATATGTCTATGAACCCTGATTGGGTTGAGATGGTAGCGGAAATACAACCATATATTCAAGAAGCACCTCCTAAAGCGGTTTATAAAGCATTGATTGGAGTCATACCAAAAGGCAAAACATATCTTCGTTATATGAAAGGTAAATCGGTAAAAGATTATGAACAATGGATTATCGATTTGGTAGCCAAATGGTTTATGGTTTCTACTAGAGAAGCATCTGAATATTTGGATATATTATATGAAAGTACTACTGGTAAAGAAGAAATTAAACGAATTGCCGAAGCATACGGCACAAATCCAAAAGAAATTACTAAGTTGAAACTTAAAGTATAATTTGGTAATCTCACCTTTTTTTCGTATCTTTAAGGTATAAATAAACATAATGGCAAAAGTATCATTTTCGCAGTACTCAATGTGGAGTAGCTGCCCCCAACAATATAAGTTAAACTATATAGATAAATTAGGTGAAAGTTCCGGTAACATTCACACACTATTTGGTAGTGCAATGCACGAAACTATCCAACATTATCTTTCGGTGATGTATGGTGTATCTAAAAAACAAGCCGATGAAATTGAATTGGATAGCTTGTTATTAGATAGAATGAAAGAAAATTTTACCAAAGAAAAGGAAGCTCTGAGTGAAGGTACTCCGTGTACTCAATTAGAATTAGAAGAATTTTATGGTGATGGCAGACGAATCCTTAGTTGGTTTAAGAAATATTGTAGTAAATTTTATTCCAAATCTGGCTACGAACTAGTTGGTATTGAAATTCCATTAAACGCAAATATTAAACCGGGTGTTCATTTTATTGGGTTTATAGATATTGTATTAAGAGATTTAGCTGAAAATTCAATTATAATCGTTGATTTAAAAACTTCAACGATGGGTTGGAATCAATATCAAAAAGCGGATAAGATGAAAAATTCTCAAATCTTACTATATAAAAAATACTATTCAGAATTATTTAATATTCCTCTTACTAAAATAAAAGTAGAATATCAGATAATGAGAAGAAAACTACCTGAAGATTCTGCGTTTCCAATTCCATACATTTCAAAACACGTACCTCCAAATGGCACACCTTCGGTTAATAAAGTATATGATGAATTTATGGAATTCATTAATACTGTATTTGATGACACTGGTAATTATAAAGATATCCCATATCCTAAAGTACCTGGACAAAATAAAAAGAATTGTAAATGGTGTGAATTTATGAATAGAGGGATATGTGATGGGAAAGCGAGTAAATAAAAAAGTTCCTTAAAAATTATTGTTTTTTTATTTATAATATACTTATATATACAAATATATAAAACAATATTCACAATGGAACAGGAAAACACAAAACTAACAACCGTAAAAATATTAAAAGACGTATATTCATCATTTAAAAAAGTATCTTTTAATTCAGACGTTACTCTACAAAAATTGGTAAACAGAACTGTAGAAAGATATGTTTCAGATGAAACATTTAGAAGCGAAATGAATGAATATGTAAAACTACAAATTTCCGGTTCACAATTTTAACAACACAAATAAGTTATGGCAAAAAAGAAGATTCTGTTACTTTCAGATGACTTAAGAATGGCAAGTGGTATTGCCACCGTATCAAAAGAATTAGTATTAGGTACAGTACACAAATATGATTGGTTTCAAGTAGGAGCCGCAATCAACCATCCTGAAGCCGGTAAGGTTTTAGATGTGAGTGAAGATATTCAAAAAAGTTATGGAATAGCCGATGCCAATGTAAAGATTTTACCTTGGAACGGTTATGGTAATGCTGACTTGATTAGACAATTAATCAATGCAGAAAAGCCTGATGCAATTGTACACTTTACTGACCCTCGTTATTGGACATGGTTGTATGATATCGAGCATGAAATCAGACAAAACGTTCCTCTTTTATTCTACGCAATTTGGGATGATTTGCCAGACCCATTATATAATCGTAACTTCTATGAAAGTTGTGATTGGATTGGTTGCATTTCTCGTCAAACATATGGTATCATTAAAAGATTATCGGCGTTGGATACTAAACCAACTTGGAAACCTAAGAAGGATTGGCAAGTTAGTTATGTACCACATGGTATTAATACAAACATTTACAAACCTGCAGATGTACCGGCTGAATTCCGTAAAGAAATTTTAGGTGGAAAAGAATATGATTTTGTTTTATATTGGAGTAATCGTAATATCAGAAGAAAACAACCTGCGGATGTTATCGTATCGTTTAAAAGATTTTGTGATAAAATTGGTAAAGAAAAAGCATCTAAAGTTTGTTTAGTAATGCACACTCAACCGGTGGATGAAAATGGAACTGACTTGCCAGCGGTAATTGATGTGATGGCTCCTGATTGTAATATTATATTTTCAGAAAAGAGAAGACCACAAGAAGAATTAAATCTTATTTATAATATAGCAGATGCAACAATCAACATTGCTAATAATGAAGGATTTGGATTAGCAACTGCAGAATCGGTAATGGCTGGAACTCCAATCATTGTAAACGTAACTGGTGGCTTGCAAGACCAATGCGGATTTGAAGTTGATGGTAAGATGTTAACTCCAGAAGATTATATTAAGATTGGTTCATTGCACGAATGGAGAAAATGGGAAGGTAAAGCTAAACCTGGTCCTTGGGCAGTGCCTGTATGGAGTAGAGCATTAGCATTAGCGGGTTCAGTACCAACACCTTATATTTGGGATGACAGAGTTGATATAGAAGATGTTGCGGAAGCAATTGAGAAAATGTACAACACGCCAAAAGAAGTTCGTAAAGCAAACGCATTGATAGGTAGAGAAGCATTTATCGGAAAGATGGGATTAACACATACAAATATGTGCCAAACATTAATTGATGGAATTGAATCTACATTTGAAAATTGGAAACCAAGAGAAAGATTCGAAGTATTTAAAATTAAATAAGTTATATAAATGAAACCAACATTAGTATTTCAAGGACCTATATTCACTCGTAGTGGTTACGGTGACCATTGTAGAGATTTAATGAAATCCCTACGCAGGATGGATAAGTATGATATTAAAATTATACCTTTGAGATGGGGTAACACTCCACAAAATCAAGTAAGTGACCAAGACGAATTCGGAAGATGGATGTTAGAAAGAGTTATTGGTGCTATCGATGTAAAACCGGATGTGTTTGTTCAAGTTTCAGTAGCAAATGAATTTGAGCCAAAAGGACACTACAACATTGGTGTAACTGCTGGTGTTGAAACTACCATTGCACCAAAAGATTTTATCGATGGTTCTAACAAAATGAATTTGATTATCGTACCATCTAATTTCACAAAACAAAATTTAGGTGGGACTGTTTATCAACAAAAAGATAATGTAAGTGGACAAATTGTTGGAGAAATTAAAACAACCACTCCAATCGAAGTTCTTTTTGAAGGAGTTGATACTGAAATATTTTCTAAAGGAAGCGGTAAAGACGTATTAGCAAACGTAAAAGAAGATTTCAACTTTCTAATTGTAGGGCATTGGTTAAAGGGAGATTTAGGACAAGATAGAAAGGATATTGGTATGGCAATTAAAACATTTGCTACTGTATTCCAATATCTTCCAAAAGATAAAAGACCCGGTCTTATTGTTAAAACGTCTCACGCCGGATTTTCGGTGATTGATAGAGAAGCAACTAGAGAAAAAATCGATGGAGTATTAAAATCACTCGGAGATAAGTGTCCATCTGTATATTTGATACACGGCGATATGGAAGAAACCGATATGAGTAACTTATATCATCACCCTAAAGTTAAAGCAATGATTTCATTTGCTAAAGGTGAAGGATATGGTAGACCAATGGCTGAGTTTACTTTGACAGGTAAACCAATTATAGCTAGTGGTTGGAGTGGACAAATGGATTTCTTACCAGCTGAGCATGCAGTTTTACTAGAAGGTAATTTAACACCTGTACATGAATCAGCGGCTGACCAATTTTGTATGAAAGAAGCACAATGGTTTACTGCAAATTATTCAAACGCGGCAAATAAAATATATGATGTATATAACAATTACAACACATATTTACAAAAATCAACAGGGTTAAAAGAAAATACTTTAAAAAACTTTACCTTAGATAAAATGAATGAGAAATTTGAGCAAATACTTAATACTTATGTAAAGGAACAGCCAAAATTAGTACCATTCAACATGCCAACTGTGAATTCAACTAAAATGCAAATACCAAAATTAAATAAGATTTAAAATGCCGTTCGCAAATTTATACAAATCATATATAGAAAAAGAAATAGGCGTTGGTAAAACAGCGATTAAACCAAGAAACGTATATATGATTGAATCGTATGTTTATGCGGACGGTAAACAAAAAAGTTTTTCTGGTAATAACACCGCTTATGTATTTGTGATAGGTATTTCTCCTGAAAAAATAATATCTTGCATAAAATTAAGTGAAATAAAACCTGATAAATTTTTTAAATGGTTACAACCATTATTTAATCCAGGTATTACTAATGAAGCATGGGAAAAATCTAAAACTTTAGATGAGGTATTAAAAAAGAGTGGTAAAGATGGTAGTGGGTTATTTGCTCAGTTTGTAAAAACTAGCCCAATTTATAACTTAAATCCAACACCATATAGAACGTATTCTTTGCAAGGAATAAAACAGGCATCCGAAGTTAAATTCAAAAAAGATTTTCTTAAATCAATACATCCGGTTTTACGTCTTAAAACGGAAAAACCTAAACTAAGAACTCCAGAACCGGTAGAAACACCAACACCAACTGAAGCAAAAACTAAAGTTTAATTATTTTATTTTTAAACAATATTTATATTTACTATTATGACAATCTAATTAGTAATTATAAAATATGGCATTAGTAACAAGAATTCCTAAAGGGGCTCCACTCACAGCCGCTGAGATGGATAATAACCTAACGTTTTTAGAAGGTTTAATAAATGCGGGTACATCGGGTACATCGGGTACATCCGGCACATCTGGCTCAAGCGGAACTAGTGGCACGGCCGGAACTTCGGGTACAGGTACAGCAGGAACTGCGGGTACTTCAGGTACTTCGGGCTCATCCGGTACAAGTGGAACTTCAGCAACTTCAGGAACA